GGCCTGCTGCTTGGACTGGATAGGATCAATGCCGTTGGCGAGCTGCTGTTTGAGCTCGAAGCGCTTGTGGCGAGCGTCAGCCAGCCCGACCACCGGGTAATTGCCGAGTGAGGTCAGGCCCTCGCGACCATCGGGCTTCACATACCTGAGCCGCCAGCCTTTGCGACCGTTGGGCTTCACCAGCAGGTAAAGGCCATCGCCGTCAAAAAGCTTGTACTCACGTTCGCGAGCCTTTGCAGTGCGGCAGGCGTTGTCGGTAAGGGGAGCTGTTGTGCGAGCCATAAGGGTACTTTCCAATGTCGAATTGGTAGGTATCCTTAAAAGTACCCTTATTAGCGCTGGCTACCCTCGGAATCCGACGGAACGCCAAAACGAAAAAACCCGCCAGAAGGCGGGTTTTTCGGGGGTTCCAGAGATTTTGAAAGCCTTCTATGGAACCTTGTATGGTGCCGGCACCAGGAGTCGAACCCGGGACCTACTGATTACAAGGCAGATGCTTTTAAGATATAAATCAATAAGTTGCAGGTTTCCTTATTACGTCGCTCATGCGTGGACACCCCATGCCGCTTGGCCTTTCCTTGCCTTATTACGTGGCTTTGTTCAGTCCGGAGAATCGAGCGGCAGCCAAGACTCGACGCCGTCGTACAACCGTCCTGAACCTTTGGCACGTCGCTGCCTCTACTGTTTTAGTGCTCCGGTCGAAGACCGTGAGCAGCAGATATAAAGGAGGCCCCATGCCTATCAACAGCCTGACCGCTATCAATCGAGTCAGGGCCAGCATCGGTATGCTGCGCACAGCATCCAGTCTGAGCCATTGCGAGAAGCTGCACGCTGACGTGACCGGTTATTGCCGCGCGTTGCATGACTGCGGTGTGATCAATGACCTCCAGTGGCAGCAGTTGTCCAGTCTGGCCGATATCGAACTGGCGGCGTGGATGCCGGCGTACAAACCAGGTGTCCGGCTGCCAGGGTGGCCGTCCAAGGACTGCCGATAACGCGCCCTATGTTCAATCGGCCCCCACAGCAGAGCCCGCCCCGGCGGGCTTTTTTGCGCCTGCTGGAAACCAGACCCCCTGTCTCTGGTCTACCATTCGCTCTGTTCATGGCTGAGTAAGAGAAGCGTCCCGGAGGACCACGTGTCGTTACCCATCACCGCCCGGCAGTTGAACGCGTTGCGCGCACTACAACGTAAAAATCCTGATCTGGGCGAGTTGGCCGCCGCGATCGCGCTGGCGTTCGATGCCTCGACGCTTGAGAACCCTGAACTGGCCCGGACAATCCTGGAAGTGACCTGCAGACGGATCATTTCAGGCGAACCGTTTGCCCGGACGGTGTTGATCGATCATCTGGAACGCTTCAGAGAAATGGGATGTTTATCGCAGGAGCAGGTCAACCAGTTTTCGGAGCAAGTCAGGAAGCTGGGTTGATCATGCGTCAGGGTATTCAGGAAGACACATTACGAGCCATGCTCGAAGCCAATGCCGTGCGCGAGGTGCTGGTCAGCCGGCACGACGAGAAATGGTCCTTGGCGATCCGTGTGGGCGGTGCCGGTAGTCGCTGGCTACCGGTGCGCTCGCGACGTGAGGCGCTGCGTACCTGGGCCAGCCTGACCGCCGTGGGGCGCTTTGCTGAATCAGCAGGAATCAAGGCGTTCCAGGTGGAAGTCTCAGGCCGTTCGCTAGGTTTGTGAGGCATTGACCAGCGGAATGCTCAGGTCATAGATGTCCATCATCGCTTCGCCCCGGTGCCCGCTGGCTTGCTGCTTGTCGGCGCGGTTGCCGGCGGTGTCGGTGATGCCCCGGCGCTTGAGGTCGTGCAGGCCGAAGCGCTGCGTCGCGTCGATGGTGCCGTCCTCGATCGCCGAGGTGATGAACCGCTGCCAGGCGGTGTCCAGGCTGGACTTGCGCAAGGGCCCGCCGTGGCTGGCGACGATGAGGTAGCGCCGCTCGGGGCGGATCGGAATGACCGTCGCGTGGCTCACCCACACCTTGGCCCGATAGGCCTTGGCCCCCTCCCAGGCCGCCCGCAGGCGCGGCGTCCAGCGCACGATGTTGTCCCGACTGCCCTTGCGCCGATTCGTCATGATGCCTTCGGGCAGTTCGTGGGCGTCGGTCAGCGTGATCGTTTCAATGCCCCGCAGCCGACACAGGTAGGCGATCTCCATCACGTAGCTCAGGTACTCCGGACAGCCGCCTTTTTCGTTCCGCGCCAGTCGACCAAACGCCTGGGCGCGGTCGACCAGGGCGTCCATCACCAGATGACTCGGCAGACGCCGGCGCTTGCGTTCCACCGGGGCCTCGATGCCCAGGGCCGGGTTCACGTCGAGAAACCCCCGGTTACGGCCCCACTGCAGCACACGCCGCAGGTAGCGCAAGGCATGCGCGGCTTTCGACGGGGTGCCTTCGTCCGCCAGGCGATCGACGATCCGCTGCACCAGGGCGGCGGTGAACTTCTTGACCGTCAGGTCGCCGAGCGGTTTACCCAGCCGGGTGGGAAGGCCCAGCAGCACGTCCCGTGAATAGCAGTAGTCCGCCTGGGTCTTGGGGGCCAGTCGTTGATAGCGATCGCTGCGGTGAAACTGCGCGCAGACATACCGCAAGGTGCCCCGGTCCACGCCCGAGGTGTGTTCCATGATCTGGTGCAGGTCGGCCAGGCTGACCTCGGCCGGAGCCACATTGCGCCGGCGCTGTTTGCCGGTCTCGTCGTAGTGCAGCGTGTACCACACGCCGCTGCCGCGATGATCAAAATAAATGGCCGCTGGAAGCGCGGCCTGGTCGATATGGGCGGGGATGTGCGGATTGTGCTTCCGCTTCCGTGCTTTCCTCATAGGATGTCAGCGTCGTACCGTTCGGCGGCGGCCGGCGTCATGCCAGCGGCCTGGTTGATCAGGTCCAGTGTCGTCCACGGCCCGGTGCGGCCACGGAACAGGCGAATGCCCTGGTCGAGCAGTGACCGCTCCACGTCTGACCGGCGTTGATAGCCGGTGATGCGCTGCAGGTCGGTGAACACCAGGACATGGTCCGATCGGGAATTCATGGCTAGTCCTCTATCAAGTGGAGAACCCCGGCCAGTCTAGCGCTGTGGCCGGGGCAGGGTTATCAGAAGCTGTCGGACGAATTACTGGCCGTTTTCCTGGGCGCGGGCGCACGCGGTTGAACCGACAGGTCTGGCCAGCAACCGGGCGACGACGGCGGCGTCGCTGGCGGTCAGGTCGCCCAGCTGGTGCGCCATGGTCGTGACGGTTTCGAGGCGGATCCGCGCGTGCGGCGTTTTCTGGATTTGGTAATCGACCAGCGCGGTCCCTACGATGCCGATGGCCATAAGGCGGCGCGCCGGCGCTGACGCCAAGTGGGCGGACGTTGTGGTAGCCTTCGCCTCGCTGCTGTTCGGGTGGTGTGCGTGCATTCGCGTTACTCCTGATGGTGGTTGGCGGCTGGGGAGTTGCACCTCCTCAGCGCCGTTCATGACCGGCATCGGCCGGCGTCATCGACCGGTGGCCAGGCTCACGCCTTGCGCACCAGGTGAATCTCTAAATCGTCCAGCTGGTGGTCCTCGTCCGCATCGGACTGCCACATCAATACCGCCTCGATCTGTTCAGCGCTGCAATCGTCCACCAGCAACGTGCGTTGGCCACCGCTGGCCACCACGTCCATGATCGAGCGCAGCCCCTCGGCGGTGTACACGTTGGCTTCGATGATTCGGGCTTCTTTGCCACTGGCCTGCAGGTCCGCGAGCAGTGCCTGCAGTCGGGCCGTCTTGCCCTGGCCGGTGATCAGTTGAATGTGCATGTCAGGTGCTCCTGGTCAGGCTTTGAAGATCCAGCACTTCACGGTAGGGCTGCGCGTGACCATCCCGTTTTGCAGCGCCTGGGCCGAACGCACGGCGCTGTCGACGGCTTTGTAGTCCAGGTACTTGTGGCTTTTGGATTCCTTGAGCAGATCCTTGAGCGTGGTCACATCGGCCAGCTTCTGGCGGTGCTCGGCGGCGCGCTCCGCAAACTCGTTGAGGTTGATGGCGATCAGGTCCTGGTTCTTGCTGTGATTCACCAACGGCTTGTCGTACAGCGATTCCAGGTACTCGTAGACCTGCCAGAACTCCGCCACGGCCGGATGATCAACGTTGGTGGTGCGCTGCCGCTCCAGGGCCATTTCCAGGATCTGCCGGCGAGTGGTGCTCACCTGCACTTCCGTCAGCGTTACGACGTGGCGAATGCAGTCCAGCAGGGCCAGCAGCTGGGCGTGGTTCTTGTTGATCCGCTCGATGGTGATGTGGCCACGCACGTTGTTTCCGCAGGTGCGGCACCCACCCTCCTGGGGAAACGCCGTGTCGCAGTCGAAGCAATGGGTATTGAGGCGGCGCAGTTTCCCTTCGTAGACAGGGATCGCCTGGTGGAAAGCATCGAGCACGACGGACTCGCTGCGCAGCGCCTTGATCAGGAAGTGACTCAGGGCATGACCATCCAGCCCGTTCAGCTTGTCAGCGGCCGCACGGCTTTCCGGCGTGACGCTGGGGCGCACGAAATGCAGCTTCACGATCCGCGTCATGATCGCTTCATGCGCGACCACGGCGGCGTTCTGGCTGATGGCGATGGTGCCGCGAAACGGGGGCTCGTACGTTTCGTTGCCCGCTGTCTTGACGCCTTTGGTGGCCAGGGTGCCGCCGCCGAAAAAGTCTTTCAGCTCGTCCCACTCGAAGTTTTTGGCGTGGGCTCGATCATCGCCATGGCGGTCGGCCTCCAGGAACACCACCGGCATGCCTGACACCTGCCCCATCAGACGCGAGCGGCCGGCTTTGGTCGATTTCATGGGGTCGAAGCCTTCGTAGCCTGGCCGGCCGAGCAGCTTCCACAGCAGGTTGAGCAGCGTGGTTTTACCCGCGCCGGCTTCACCCGTCGCTTCAAGGAACGGGAACGACTGGTGGCGTGCGCGGATCTGCTCGCAGAACAGGGAGCCAAAGAAGAACAGCAGGGCAACGACGCCCTGGGCGCCGAAGCACGTCCACATCAAGCGCAGCCACTCTTCGTTGTACTCCCGGCTGTCAGGGTTGGGCTGCACGGGTACGCCCTTTTGCAGCGTCTTGAGCCGCAGCTTGCCGAACTCGAAGTAGTCTTCCTTGTTGACCTGGTAGACGCTGCCGTCCTTGATGGCCAGGTCGCCGTAGACGTAGGCGCCGTACTCCTTGCTGTAGCCGATGTAATCGATGGTCGACACCACCTTGATCCCGAACAGCTGGTCTTTCATCAGCTTGTCCAGCTGCTGCCCGCTGCCGGTGAACATGGCGCCGGCACCCATGCCCAGCAGCCGTTTCTTGAACTCGCTCGCGGCCGAGAGCTGACCGCTGGTGAACGTGTTCTTCACGCTGCCGGCGTCGTGGGGGAAGTCCACCTGGAAGTAGTACCAGGACTCGTCGGTGATCTCGTTGCGCTGGAAGTACAGGGCCTGCGGGTAGCAGTTGGCAATTTCCGTGATGGTCCCGGACTGTTGCAGGGCTTTCTCGCGCTGCTGCGCCTGGTTCAGCAGCTGGTCCTCGCCGCGCTCGCTGTTTTCCAGGTCGGTCATGGCCCGGTTGAATTTCTCCATGTCCAGCTTGAACCAGTAGAGCCGGTCCGCGAACCGCATGTGGAATTCACCGCGGTTGTGCCAGTCGTAGAGCAGCAGCGCTTTTTCGGCAGCGGTTTCGGCCAGGAGCAGGGCACCTTCATGCCGGGCCTCCTTGAGGTCCTTGCGGATCCGCTCGGCGCGTTCGTCGACGTCGTCGACAAACGCCCAGCGCTGGTGCAGATCGTTCCAGTCGACCTTGCGACCGTCGCGCTGGGGAATCAGCGCAGCCTCGCAGACGAAGCCCAGCTGCCGCGCCTGTCGGACCCAGCGGCGCGTATAGGCGTTCGCGCCTGGTTCGTTGTCCAGCGCCCATACCAGCCTGGGAAGATCGTCCCCCCGCGTGGCCAGCAGGGCTTTCAGGGATTCTTCGGGGAAAGCATTCGACGACATGGCCGAGACGGCGGCCACGTCATTGTGGATCAGCGCGATGGAATCGAAGATCCCTTCGACGATCCACAGCTCTTTGACCGTCTGCAGGTCAACGCTCGGCGGACACCACCAGACACCCCGATACGATTCCCCCGGCTTGAAGCGGGCCTTCATCTTGCCGAAACGTTGGGGCCGATCGATCAGCCGTTCCCAGTAGCCACCTTTTTCCAGGGCGAAGCGCACGGTGGCGCTGCCGGCGTTGTGCTCACGGGAGAAAAAGCTTTCCTGGGTCAACCAGGTGCCGACGCGGCCCCAGTCGAAGCCCCGGTTGAATTCCAGGTACGCCCGAGCGGTGGCCATGGGGTTGTCGGGGGTGACGGGTGCCCGCTTGCTCCAGTCTTCGAACAGGTCATCGTAGATGTCCTTCACATGCAGGCTGTGCCCACATTTCTCCTGGCGGCCGCAAATGACCATCCAGGGGCTGTCGAAGTGGGTGTACATCTCGCGCTTGCGGCACTTCGGGCATTCGCCTTTGCGCATGTACTTGGTGCCAGCCCGGTGCTTGAGGCCGTAGTCGGCCTCAAGGCGCTGCAGGACATCGTGGCGAAGGTCATCTCTCATGGTCGGTTCACTGCTTTGAGGCTTTGGGACAGGGCGGCCATAAGGCGTTTCTGTGCAGACATTGCGGGTATGTGAGCGAGGATTGCGCCGTGGCGCATGCCAATCGGTACGAAGCGGAATTGATCGTCGTACCAGTGCTCGTTGAGGCTCGCCCGGTACTGCGTACGCAGGGTTTCGAGCAGCGCTTGCGCCTCGTTCGAGGGCAGTGGGGTGTTGATGATTACGGCATTTCCCATCGTTAAACCTCGATTTCGGGCGCAGCTCACCCAAACCCACGGGAATGGGGACAGGCGATGTGTTTAGGGGGGTGTTAGGAGTCGGCTAGGCGATAACGCGCATTGTCGGGCGCGTTGATGATGCGTTCGTAGATCAGGCTGACCGGGATGGCCCACGCATTGCCGGTGGCGGGGTCGACGATGACCGAATGAGTGGATGAACTGTTGCGCACATCCAGGCGCTGCCGATCGCGGATCGCGCTCATGTCGTTGTAGGCCAGGTGCACCATTTTTTCGGCCAGCTGGGTCAGCACGTCGTAATCGGTCACCAGGTGACGAACAGCCCGGGCGATCAGCTGTTGGTCATCGCTCAAATGCTCACAGTGGTGGCGCTCCAGGTAGGTGAGGGCGGCGGCTTTGAGCACATCCTGGTATTCCTGTACTGCAGACAATTCGTTCATTGGGCTGGCCCTGATTTGGCGCGGTAGAGATCGATGGCTGCCAGCACCTCGGCGTGACGTGCCGCCATGTGCAGGTTGTGTGCATTGAGGATGTGTTCGGCCTCGGCCGGGCTGATGCAGCCGTCCGCAAGCGCCTTGGCAATCTCCTGGTCGACGCATCCACGCTTGGCCGCCACCTGGACCGAAAGCGTGTACATCTCGACGTTATCCAGCGAGTCGGGATCCGGGACCGGGACGAACAGGCCGCCACATAGTTGGGGAAGTGCTGGGTACCGGCTTCCTGCTCCAGCTGATAGAGCTGGGCATCGGTCAGCGGGCGGCTGTTGTTGTTTTCGTAGGCGTGGTTGTCGAACTTCTTCAACGCCAAACCAATACGAGCTGCTGCGCATTCGCGTCCGCCGGGATAGCTGCAGATAATTGCGCTGACCACTTCCCGGCGTGTCTTTAGAACTGGACTTTTCATGTTCTGCTTTTCCCTTATCGAGCGCGCCATTACTGTGCAATCACGCCGTCTTTGATCCCCAGCAAAACGGCGGCACGATGCGCCTCCCCCCGGCGGCCTTTGATACGTCCATTAAGAAGGTCGCTGACCAAATTCTTGTTCAAACCATGAATCCGACTGAATTCCGCAATGCTCATCCCTTTGCGATCAAGCGCAGCGCGGGCTTGCTCAGGCGTAACTGGCACGGGCATAGTGTTCATTCCTGTTTGTTTGTGTATGTCTGTGGTGATTCTTGGTCAAATATTTGCTCAGGTCAAGGGCTGTTGGACAAAAAAATGCTAATCGCTGAAGGGGTCGGTCATAGGCTCAGGGAAGAGCGCGAGCGTTTGAGTCTGTCGCAAACTGACTTTGGGGCTCTGATCGGCGTGAGCCGTGGTACTCAGAAAAATTACGAGTTGGGGACTGCTATCGGCGCTTTGGACCTCAAGTACGTTATGGCGCTTGAGGCTAACGGAGTAGATGCCACGTATGTGCTTACCGGCCGCCGCTCCCTTGGTGAAGGGTTGGCCACCGACGAAGCTATGATCATTGACCAGTACCGGGCTATCACCTCCGAAGACAAACGAGCCATCCGCCGTTTTCTGAAAGCGATGATCGAAGACCCCGATAACGAAACCGACTAACCGTCTGTCAAACATTGGCCACCCCCGTTGTAGACGCCTCGCTGCGGTCCGATAAAGCCTTCTCCTCAATGCTTATCAAGGAGTTAGCGCATGTTGGAAATGGCAGATGTCGGACTTTTGACTGCTGAAAAAACGGACCGTGATCGCTTGCTACTGAGTCAAAGCGAGCACCGTTTAATTCAGAGGTACCGTCGCATGTCGGTACACGAAAGGCGCCAGGTCCGGCGCCTTATTAGTCAGCTCGTAAACACCCAGGATCTTGACGAGTAACACCCGCCTGCAGATCGCCGGCTGTCGCTGGCGATTCAAGCCGTCGCTTGGCGTCCTAATTGGTCGAACAGTTCTTTCTGCTGCGCCGCCGGCAACCCCTTCAAGCGATCGAACAGCAAGACATCCAACTGCTGTCCGGACGGTCTGAGCGTATGGGAGAACGTCAGATTGGCCACCCAGGTGTGCCCGCACTTCGCGTCCAGGCATTGGCAGTACAACTTCACGTAAGCGCGGGTGACTTCTTCCCGCGAACTGATCCGTCCTTTGTGTCCGCACGTCGTGCAATGAATCCGCATGTGTCCCTCCCCAGGGATGTCCAGTGGCCAGTATTCTATCTCAAGATTTAGGGTTATCGGCTGGGTCTACCTCAAGATGTAGTGCTTTCACCTGAATTTTGTGGCGCTCTCCAGCTAAAACGCCTGTCCATCCGCAGGCACTCGTTTGCTTGCTCGAACAGCTGGCAAATCGGCCTGATTTCGTTGCTGGTGTACACACGATCAATCTTCTCGATATCGCCGAATCCGCCGCTGTTCTCCGGAATGATGCCGGCCAGAGCAGGGTTCATTCGCCATGCGGCAATGACGTCATTGCGCGTGATGTTCTTCACCTTTTCCAACTCGTCCTTGGCCTGGAAGTCACCCACCGGAATGATCTGGATGGCGTTTTCCTTGCCGTTGGGGATGTTGACGAACATCGACCGGAAGTTGCCTACCCCTTTGCTGGAGCTGATCTGGGCGCGCAGCTCGTCTTCGTCTTCCTCGGTCATGTCCGGGTCGTTGGTGTAGAAGATGTAGCCCGCATGCGCACCGTTGCTGTAGTAGCGCCGGCGGAAGAGGGTGGCCGCTTCGTTCAGCAGGAGCGCCTGCAGGCCGCCGAGGTAGTCCGGGATCCCGTAGATGTTCTGCTCCACGTCGTAATCCATGACGTGCTCGATCTCCTCCTGGTCGAATTCCATTTCCTCGTTGTCAGGCAGCAGCATCACGTACCCGCCGTCGACCTTCACGCGCATGTTGATGGCGGGCAGGTGCTCCAGCTCCAGGACTTCGCCGAACGCGCTGCGTTTGCGATAGAGATACGCCTCGCCGAACACCATGTAGTCCAGTCCCGCCCGGCCCATGGTCTGCGCGCTGCAGCCGGCTGACGGGATGAACTCACGCAGCAGCAGGTTGCGCTTGAACTTGGGGATTGCGCCGTGGTGCGCGTTGGCGCGCAGCAGCTTGGCCAGGCCCGCCCGCGACACCGGCGGCTTGTAGATCTTGCCGTCGTCGCTGGGGAACACCCCCACGTACTCGCCGATGTTGCCGCTCAGGACCTGCTCCGGCTCGCCGAACGTGAACGACCGGACGGGCTGCTGCTGTGGTGCCTGCTGTCTGACCTGGTGTTTTTTGCGTCGATTGGGCATTGCTTCCGCTCATGAGGTAGCGGCTGCGACGCCGCTTGTTCGTGTTCAAGGGTTCGTTGGCCAGGGCATGCATGATTGCCCAGGCGATATCGGCGTGGCCGGTGGCTTCCGTGCGGCTCGCGCTGTAGGTGATCTGGCCGCCGTTGGTGGTGCCGCGCTTGATGGTCAGGAACGCTTGGGCGATATCCGTCCAGCCAGCGTCCCACTCGATGCGGCTGCCCTGGATCGTGTCCTGGGCCTTGAGCACCAACATGTTCTTGGCTTCAAGGCTGTAGTGGATCGGTGTGACCTTCGCGTAGAAGTCCCGCACCAGGTCGAATACGCCGTAGCCCACGCCGGTGATGTCGATGCCGATGTGCTGGACGTTGAAGCGCTCGGTGAGCTTTTTGACCTGGGCGGCCTGGTGGGTGAACGACGTCCCCCGCCAGCTGTGTTTCTCCAGGATCCGGAACTTGGCTCCGGGTTCTAGCGGCGGCGCGACCACCACGCAGGTGGCATCGTCGCGGGTCCGGCTCGGGTCGTAGCCCAGCCAGACCGGGCTGTTGCCGAACGGGCGGTCCAGTTCGGGGTTGTAGTCGTCCCACAACGCAAGATCGGAGTAGCAGCGCTCCAGGTCCTTGAGGCCGAACGCGCTCTGCGTGCTGTCGATGAACTTGCAGTAGAACAGCTGCTGAAACTTGTCTTCGTCGTACTCCAGCTGCAGCTGCTCGATGTCGAACAGATCGCACCCGCCGGCGATCGCATCGTCCAGCGTGATGGTCTTGCGCCATTGACCGTCTGGGCACAGTGCGCCTTTCGTATAGGCCGCCTCGGTCGGCCACTCGCCGCCGGCTTTCTTGCCGCGCTTGCTGTTGCGGAAGGCCTCGCCGGTCCAGAACGGATACGCCTGGTGCGACACAGCGCTGGGCGTCGAGAAGTAGGTTTTGCGCCACTTCTTGTGGGTGCCCATGGCGCTGGCCACCGTGCTCAGTTTCTCGAAGTCACGGATCCAGAAATATTCGTCGACGTAGACGTGGCCATGGTAGCCCTGGGCGGTGCTGCTGTTGGTGCTCAGGAATCGCAGCTCGGCACCGTTGCTCAGGGTGATCGGGTTGCCGGTCAGCTCAATGCCAAACCACTTCTGGGCAAATCCGATGATGTAGCTGCGGAAGATCTCCGACTGCGCCCGGGAGGCCGACAAGAACACCTGGTTGTCGCCGGTTAGCACGGCGTCCATGAACGCCTCCCCGGCGAAGTAGTAGGTCAACCCCACCTGGCGACTCTTGAGGATGTTCCGGACCCGGCACGTCAGCGGGTTCTGTTTGGCCTCGAACAGCTCTTTCTGGTAGTCGAACATCTGGTTGATGAACTTATCCAGGAAGTCGACTTCAGTCAGGCCGCTGACGTCGTTCTTGGCCTTCTTCTCGCGCTTCTTCTCGCTCTTGTCGCCTCGGCCGCCACGCGGTTTGCGGGCAGGCTCGTTTCGGCCGCTGCTGTCGTCGTCCTCGCTGGCCGGCGCACCTGGTGCCGCCGGCACCGCCTTGACGCATTGCTTCGCCAGGCGCTCGCGCAGCGTCGTCAGCCGGTCAAGCTCGTCCAGTTCGCCCTTGGTGAGGACGTCGGTTTTTTCCAGCAGCAGTGTGATGCGCCGACTGACCGCCGTTAGCGGTTCCTCATCGGTGAGCATGTCTTCCCAGCCCCCGACGCGGATCCAGTGATAGACGATCCGGATATTGGGCAGGTTGAGCTGCACCTGAATTTCCTTGGCCTTGTAGCGGCGCAGAAACAGGCGTTTGGCGGCTTCTTTAACTTCGGTCGAGTAGTACATGGGCCGCAGTCTATGCGGCGAAAATGCGGAAAACGTGTAGATAAAATCCGCGTTTCTCCTAGAAATGAAAAATCGGAGAAGGGCGGAAATGAACCGTTTGTTGGCGGGGCTTGGGCTGCATATCTTGGGGCCTCACTTCACCGATGAGCGCAGTTTGAGCCTATGCCCCGTTCCCTTGTCAGCTTCTGGAAACGAGTTGCCACCAGTGGTCCCACCATTGATGGGCGCGTGATTACCGTCCGGGAACTGCGCGACATCGCCGAGACGTACAACACCGCTACCTACACGGCGACGATCTGGTCCGAGCATGAGCGCTGGCCGGGCTCCTACGGCACCGTGTTTGCCGTCCGGCTGCTGGAGGGCGTGGACGGATTGAAGCCAGGCCAGGTCGCACTGGAGGCACAGCTCAAGCCTAACGACAAGCTCCTTGCTTTGAATGACCAGGGCGAAAAGCTGTTCACCAGCATCGAAATCACCCCGAATTTTGCGAATACCGGCAAAGCCTATCTGTCGGGTCTGGCCGTCACCGACTCACCGGCAAGCCTTGGCACTCAGGAACTCTACTTTTCCCGCAAGACCGGCCAGCCGGTGCATTTCGCTGCCGCCGTTCCCCTCGGTTCCCTGCAGGAAGATGAATCAAAGAGCGAGCTGGCCAAGCTGTTCAGCGCTCTGGCCGGATTGTTCAAGGGATTCGCCTCGGAGCCGGCCGCCGAAGACACCCCAACCCCAACCACCGAGAGCAAACCCCCAATGGATGAAGCTACCGCAACGGCCCTCAAGGCCCTGCTGGCGCAGCTGCTGGTCGTCGCTGCCGGCATTCAGGCTGTGATTGAGCCTGCTGCTGCAGATGCACCCGAGCCTGAACAGGCTCCGATCGACGAAGTAACCACCGCTGTGGACGCCATCGTTACCACCGCCGAAGAAGAGCGTGAGTTCGCCCGTAACGGCGGCGCGTCGAACAAGGCAGTGCTGGCCGCTCTGGCGGACATGCAGAAGCAGTTCAGCGCTCTGCAGAACACCGCGACCGGCCGCGTTGTTCCTCGCGTCACCGGTCCCGCTGCCACCACCGCCAAGAAGGTGCTCTGACATGGCCCAGTCTCTGAGCACATACGGCGCGAAGATGTTCGCCAACCTGCAACTGGCGCTTGCCGAGAGCTACGGCGTCGAGCTGGCCAGCAAGACGTTCAGCGTCGAGCCAACGATCGCCCAGGAACTCAACGACGCGATCACCGCCAAGTCGGACTTCCTGAGCCGCATCAACGTCATCGGCGTGAGCGAGATCAAGGGGCAGAAGGTGTTCTTGGGCGTCTCCGGTCCTGTGACCGGCCGCACCAACACCAAGACCAAGGATCGCGAAGCCAAGGACGCGTCGGCGCTGGATGACAGCACCTACGAGCTGTTCTCCACGGAATCCGACGTCAGCCTGCCTTACGCCAAGATCGATGCCTGGGCGAAATTCCCGGACTTCCAGCAGCGTTATTCCGCTGCCGTGCAGAAGCAGATCGCGCTGGATCGCATCATGATCGGCTTCCACGGCCTCAAGGCTGAAGCCCAGACCGATATCGCCACGTATCCGATGCTGCAGGACGTCAACAAGGGCTGGCTGCAGATCGCGCGTGAGCAGATCCCGGCGCAGGTGCTCAAGGAAGGCAAGGTAGCGGGCAAGGTCATCCTGGGTGAAGGCGGCGACTATGCCAACCTTGATGCCCTGGTCCATGACACCAAGCAGATGGTGGATGAGCGCCTACGCGACGGCGGCGACCTGGTGGCGATCATCGGCAGCGACCTGCTGGCCGCTGACAAGGCCAAGCTGTACGCCAAGCAAGGCGACACCCCAACCGAGAAAGAGCGCATCGAGGACGCCCAGGTCATCGCCACTTACGGCGGTCTGCCGAGCTTCAGCGTGCCGTTCTTCCCGGTCAATGCCGTGGTCGTCACCAGTTGGGACAACCTGTCGATCTACTTCCAGGACTCCAGCTGGCGCAAACAGACCGTGGACAACCCCAAGCGCTCCCGCGTTGAGGACTACAACAGTCGCAACGAAGGTTATGTGATCGAGCAGCTGGAAAAGTTCGCACTGACCGAAAACGTGGAGCTGGTCTGATGAGCCTGGCCCTGGCGCATAAACGTCGCACCCAGGCCATGGGCAGCGCAGCGCTCGCAAGCGCTGTGATTGCCGCTGCCTTGCCTTACTCGGCTGCAGAAGCCTTGAGCAGCCCCGCCAATGCGCGCAAGCACCTGGCCCTGCAGGAAGCGGCGCTGGACCAGGACCTTGAGCGCCTGAGCGCGATCAAGGGATTGGCCGGGCGTCAGGACCTCAAGCGCAACGAGCTGCTGCCCAAATACCAGGACTACATCCAGCGCTATTGCGAGTCGGGTCTGAACTTCCCGAACCGCGTCCTGGTGCAGGTGTTGATCTGGCTGTTCGACACCGAGCAGTTCGTGGACGGAATGGAGCTGGCCGACATCGCCATCGAGCAGGGCCAGCAGATGCCGGAGCGCTTCAAGCGCCGCGACATCCAGACCTTCGTCGCCGATGCGGTCATCGAGTGGGCCTATGCCGAATACAACGCCAATCGCAGCCCGGAGCCGTACCTGTCCGATTTGCTCCCGCGTGTGGACGGTGAATGGGACCTGACCGAACAGATCCCTAGCAAGTACCACAAGTTGATCGGCATGCGCGCCATGGAAGCTGGGGAGTTGGAAACGGCACTCAAGCACCTGGAGCGCTCCACCGAGCTGTACGCAAAGGCCGGTAACGAAACACGCATCAAAAAGTGCCGCCTGGCACTGGCCAAACAGCGCGCCGGCATCACCAGCACCGAATAACCGACTACCCCCCGCAGGGAGCTGCCACGGAAAGACCGAGTCATTCATGACCCCGGCCTCTCCCGAAGCCGCAACCTGCCCTATTTACCAAAAGCCCCGCACGAGGCGGGGCTTTGAGAGGCGACGATGGTCACTGGTTTACTGCGAGAACTTATCAATCGTGATCTTTCCTTCGGGAAAGGTCGCGGTGATCTCCAGATCGCCGCCTCCCATGGCGCGCACGCACCCGCGCAAGATGCCTATGTACACGTCGGTGAACTTAACCATTTCGGTGGTGACCTCAGGGCTGAGTTCGTGGATCGCCACAATACAGCCCCGTGTGACGGCGAGCGCGTCTGCAAGCCTCTTTTGTCGGTTGCGATACTGAACTTTTTCAATGGCCTGGCGAGCGTTACGGCGTACTGCCAGAGATATGAGCTGTCCGCGTTTTTCATCATCCATGGTCAGGATCCCTCCACTGTCCGAAAGGAAAGTGTATGAGCTTTTCCGGAAAGCCCACGGTGCTGATGGACGAACGGATCGTGAACGACGGCTTTTGGCCAGACCTCGCGGTCGCTGAGTTCCAGAAGGGTTACCGCCTGCCGGCGGAATACCTGGTGGACATGCTGGTCGCCGAACTGACCACGGCCATGGTCGAGGTGAATACCGACCTGGCCAAGTGTAAAGCGCGCTGGCAGGGCGTTGGAGTGTCAAGCGTTGAGTCTGCAGACACCACCGTCCTGCCAGAGCGCACCTACAAGGTCGCGCTGTACAAGCGGGCCGTCTACACCCGGGCGAAAGCCACCCTGTTGACCCAGTTCGCGACGGTGACCCGCCGCGACGTGGCTGAAAACACCGCCAAGGAGCTGCCCGAGCGCGGCGAAGTCTTCCTGGAGTTCAGCCAGCAGGCCGTCCGCGCCCTGCAGGGCCGTGGCCGCATCACGGCGGTGTTGCTGTGATCAAGCTCCGTGCTCTGACCAAGTACCTGATCGAACGGAAGCTGGTCGCGCCCGAACAGCTCGACAGCTGGACCGACCAGGTGCAGGTGGAACTCATCTGGAAGCCCGACGTTAAGGGCATGCACATGGGCGACATGAACTACGGCGCAACCATCGTCATCGAGCGCTTCGCGGGCAACCCGGCGCGCCTGTTTGCCCTGGTAGGCAGCTGGCTGGAAACCAACGACGAAGACCGCGACGGCCTGCCGGCTGTGGTGTTCGACGTGGTCATGCTCGACAACGACCTGGCCGACGTGGACATCAAGCTGCAGTTCTCCGAAGCACAGTTCCTGGCCGAGGATCTGGCCGGCGAGATCGTGGCCTACGGCAAGACCTGGTCGTTCGTGCCGTTCGACCTGTGGATCGCTGAATCCGGTGAGGTGACCGGCCATGGCGCGTAGCACGTTTGAGCTGGACATTCGCGGCATGCTCGAAGCCCAGGATCTGCTGGCCCTGATGGAGCTGCCCGTGCCCAAGCGTAAGCGGCTGCTGAACAACGTCAGCAAGCGCGTGCGCAGCCTGAGCCGTCAGCGGATCCGCAACCAGGAGAACCTGGACGGCACGCCGTTCGAGGCACGCAAGGACACCAGCAAGGGCAAGAAGAAGATGGAGGCGGGCCTGGGCAAGCTGCTGGAGGTCACCCGTCTGAGCCCGACCGAGGCCGAGCTGGGCTGGCGCAACCAGCTGACCCGCTGGATCGCCTCGCAGCAACACAACGGCGTATCCGAACGGCGCACCGCCGCGCAAATGCGCCAGTGGAACCGGGTGCCGCCGGGCACCGCGGCTACCGAGAAACAGGCCAAGCGCCTGCGGCAGCTGGGCTTCAAGGTCCGTCAGCCGGGCAAGAAAGCCGCGTCCCGTCCAGCCGTTGCCTGGATTCAGCAACACCTGAACTACGCCCGGGCCGGATTGTTGATCCGCGTCCTGGACACCGAACGAACCGCGACAACCGGCGCGCAGAGCTGGGACATCACCCTGCCGAAACGCCAGTTCCTCGGCGCAAGCGACAGCGAAACCAGCCATCTGGTGAACCTGGTGCTGCAGCAAATCATCAATTCACCCCGCTAACGAGGCACCACATGGCACTCGGCAAAGTCAGCGTCAACAATCTCAACCTCGGCCAGGGTGCCGTGACCGAGATCGAGCGCTATTTCCTGTTCATCGGTCCGGCGTCCAAGAACGTCGGCAAGCTGGTCCCCCTGGACACCCAAAGCGACCTGGACGTCCAGCTGGGCGTTGTAGACAGCGAACTCAAGGCCCAGATCACCGCAGCACGCCTCAATGGCGGCGACCGCTGGGCGTGCGTGGCGGCCCCGATCGCTGCAGACGGCAGCTGGCAAGACGCCCTGGAAGCGGCCAACCGCACCTATTCGGTGGAAGCGGTCGTTATCACCACGCCGGTTACCACGACCGCCGAGCTGTCCGCCATGCACGATGCGGCCATCGAGCTGGGCAACCGCCTGGGCCGTCGCCTGTTCGTCATGGCTGCGCTGGCCGGGATCGCCCAGGCGCAGACCTGGAACGACTATGTGGTCAGCGCCAAGAAGATCGTCGACGGTCTGGCCGCGCCGCGCGTGCTGGCTGTTCCGCAGCTGCATGGCAACAACCTGGGCGTGCTCGCCGGCCGCCTGGCCAACGCGGCCGTAAGCATTGCCGACTCACCGATGCGGGTCGCAACCGGTGCAGTTGTGGGCTTGGGCGCTGAGCCGGTCGATTCCGAAGGCACGCCGCTGCAGTCGGCCGTCCTGAGCCAGCTGGACGCCGCCCGCCTGTCGGTGCCGCAGAGCTATGCGGACTACCCGGGCACGTTCTGGGGCGACGGCAACCTGCTGGACGCGCCAGGCAGCGATTACCAGGTGATCGAGCATCTGCGGGTCGTCGACAAAGCTGCGCGCCGCGTGCGGATCCTGCTGATCCGTTACGTCGCCGATCGCTCGTTGAACAGCTCGGACAACAGCATGGCCACAACCACTTCGAAGCTGATGGCGCCGCTGCGTGCGATGGCCAAGTCCACCCGATTCGCGGGCCAGGTGTTCCCGGGCGAGATCGAGCAGCCCAAGGACGGCGACATCGTGCTGACCTGGAAGAGCAGAACCGCCGTCGAGGCCTTCCTGAAGCTCAAACCCCTTTACTGCCCGAAAGACCTGACCGCGAACATCGCGCTGGACCTTTCGACTACCGAAACGGAGTAAGTCATGGCTGCAAAAGTTGGCGGCAAGAACTTCGACGTGAACCTGGGCGACTCGCTGGTTCACGTTGAGGCGGCAACCCTGGATATCACTGACAACAGCACCGTCGCCCAGACCAAGGGCGTGCCGAATGGACACGTCGACGGTGACGTCGCGGCGGCCGGCGAGATCGAGCTGGACACCACCAATTTCAACCTGGTGATCGAGCAGGCCAAAAGCGCGGGCAGTTTCCGCGAACTGGAGCCGTTCGACATCGTGTTCTTCGCCAAGGCGGGCGAGGAAGAGCTGCGCATCGAGGCGTTCGGGTGCAAGTTGCGCGTCTCCAGCCTGCTGAGCATCGATCCCAAGGGCGGCGCGAAGAACACCCACAAGATCCCGTTCGACGTGACCTCGCCGGACTTCGTGAAGATCAACGGCGTGCCGTACCTGGGCGCAGCAGAGATCGAGGGCCTGACCTGATGGTTTGCCCGTTCGATCGCGCCCAGGCCCTGGAGCAGCGGCAACGCGACCAGGCCATTGCGGCCCAGCTCGCCCGCAAGCGCCCGAGCGGGCCAAGCCTGACCCATTGCGAAGACTGCGACGCAGAGATCCCGGCAGCGCGCCAGGCGCTGGGCGGCATGACCCGTTGTGTGCCGTGCCAGTCCACTTTCGAGAAAGAGGCTCATCGATGAGCGCGAATCAGGTTGTTCAGGACACCGCGATTGCGGTGGCCAAGGTATCGCCCGCCATCGGTGTAGCCGCCACGGGTGCCACCGGTGCCGTCGACTGGTCGGCAGTGGCCTACATGCTGACCGCACTCTACATGGTGCTGCAGATCGTGCTGCTGGCCCCCAAGTACCGGCAGATGCTGCGCGACTGGAAGGTAAAGCCATGAGCCTGCGCGCCAAGATCGCCGCCGGCGTCATTGTGCTCTGCAGCGGCACGCTGACCGCGTTCCTGGGCCACTGGGAAGGCGAGGGGCAGAACGTCGTCTATGCCGACCAACTCGCCCAGGGATTGCCAACCGTGTGCAAGGGCATTACCCGCTACACCAGCCCCCAGCCGGTGATCGTCGGTGACTACTGGTCCGACGCGCGCTGCGCCGAAGTGGAATCCCTGGTGATCGCCAAGGGGCAACTGGCCCTGGCGGACTGCCTGACCAACCAGGCGATCGGGCAGAACACGTTCGACGCCCTGAGCAGCCACGCGCACAACGTCGGCACGCCAAGCACCTGCGCCAGTCGGGCCGTGAGCCTGATCAACGCCGGACGCATTGCCGAAGGCTGCAAGGCGCTGGCCTGGGGCGCAGATGGCCGACCGGTGTGGGCATCGGTGACCCAGGCCAACGGCAAGAAACGGTTCATTCAGGGGTTGCATAACCGCCGCCTGTCTGAAGTGAGGCTGTGCCTGTCATGACCATCGGCCCGCTGCAGCTGCTGTTTCGGACTCTGTTCGTTGGCCTGGTGATCTGGCTCGCCGTTGACTGGGCGCTTGACCGGTACGAAACGGTTGTTCGGGAACGCGACGACCTGCAGGCCGAGCTGGGTCTGCAGGTCGCTGCCGCCAGTCTTGCCGCGCAGCAGCTGGCCGCCCGCGATTCGATCGATACCCAACGAACGGAGGCACTGACCCGTGCGCTCAATGAAAACAAACGTCTGCAGCGCGCTGTTGCTGATCGTAATCAGCGGCTGCTCGTCCACGCCACCTGTCCAGCCGTACCAGGCACCGCCGGCACCGCCGGCCTGGCTGATGGAAGCGCCGCCGAACTCACAACAGACGCTCGATCGGCTTATTTCACCCTCCGGGACGAGCTTGCCCGCAGCCGGGAAATGATTCTCGGCCTGCAGGACTACATCCGCCGCGTCGTGCTGCGCACGCCGGCACAACCCTGAACCACCCTACGGAAAACACCATGAGCGAAGTAAACCGCGACATCACCCTGGAAATCGGCGCGCAGGAATTCACGTTCAGCCTGACGCCCCAGGACATCACCAAGTACTTCAACTCGACCACCCAGGCCAACAAGGTCGCCCCGGCGCACAACCTGCTGATGGGCACCGTGAAACAGGACGAGAAAGCTGCGCTCAAGCCGCTGCTGGAAAACCCGGTCAGCACCATGACCATCGCCGGCGCGCTGCTCGAAGAGTACTCGCCTGACGTGGAAGTGATCGTAAAAAAGCCGTCGCGCACGCCGAAGGCCTGACCGAGGACGGACTGGGCCAGTTGCTGGCCCTGACCCAACGCTGGCTACCCGGCGCGGTGCCCACGATCGAGAACATGGGCACCGCCAAGTGGCTGGACGACGAACACTGGAGACGCATGGAAATGGCCGTGGCCAACGGCATTTCCATTGCCTTTAACGGATAACCCTGATGGCTGATCGTGCCGCCCGCCTGGCTTTCATCCTGAGTCTGACCGACAAGGTCAGCGCGCCCCTGGGCAAGGTGAAAACCAGCTTCACCGACCTTGCCGACCAGGGCCAGCAGAACATCGTGAAGATGGGCGCGGGGCTTGCCGGCATGGTCGGTGCCGGCGTGGCCATCACCGAATCCCTGGAACCGGCGTTGGAGGTCAATCGGGCATTGGGCGACGTGCGTGCGCTGGGCGTCGCTGAAGACGCGCTGACCGCGCTCAACAGCAAGGCGCTGGAATTCTCCGTGACCTACGCGACCAGCGCCGCCGAATTCGTGGCGTCGTCGCGCACCATTGAAGGGGCGATCAAGGGCCTGGTCGGCGACCAGCTGGCATCGATCACCGCCGCAAGCGGCCTGCTGGCCAAGGTGACCAAAGCCGACGCCGAAACCACCAGCGCCTATCTCGGCACCATGTACACCCTGTTCAAGACCGAAGCCGACAAGATGGGCAAGGTCGAATGGGTCGAGCAGCTGACGGGGCAGACCGCCCTGGCGGTGAAGCTGTTCCGCACCGACGGCGCGCAGCTCAAGGACGCCTTCAAGGAAGTCGGGGCGATCGCCACCACTGCAGGCATCAGCGTGGCCGAGCAGATGGCGGTGATCGGCACGCTGTCGAGCACCATGGAAGGCGGCGACGCCGGCGGGCGCTACAAGGCGTTCTTCGAAAACATCGGGGCTGCTGCCGAGAAAACCGGCCTGTCGTTCACCGACGCCGCCGGCAACACGCTGCCGATGATCCAGATCCTGGACAAGCTGCAGGGCAAGTACGGCGACCTGACCACGGCGGCCGCCGGCACCAAGCTGACCGAGGCCTTCGGCGGCGAAGGTGCCCAGGTGATCGGGGCGCTGGCCAAGGACACCGACCGGCTGCGCAGCGGCATCAGCGAGCTGGGCAAGGTGCGCGGTCTGGAGAACGCCGAGAAGATGGCCAAGGCCATGGTCGATCCGTGGCAGCAGTTCGGCGCGGCCGTGCAGGCGCTGCGCATTGCCTTCGGCCAGGCGCTGATTCCGATGCTGACACCGCTGATGGACCGGCTGGTCGGAATCGCCTCGACACTGACCCGCTGGACGCAGCTGTTCCCCAACATCACCCGCGTGCTGGGCATCACCGTACTGGCCGTGTTCGGCCTGGTCGCGGCGATGTCCGCCATGACCCTGATGGTGGGCATCAGCAAGATGGTGTGGCTGGCCCTGGTCACGGTCTGGAAGATCCTGACCTGGACGGGCTTCCGCTCGATCGCCATGTTCGTCTTCCACACCGTCATGGTGACCGCGTTCGTCGTTGGCCTGGTGGCCATGTACACCTGGATGGCCCTGGTCCGCACCGGCATGTTGCTGTGGCAGGGCGCGATCTGGCTGGTCAACGCCGCCATGCTGGCCAACCCGGTGCTGCTGATCGTCGCCGGCATCATCGCGCTGGGCGTGGCGGTCGTTGCCGCAGTCGTCTACTGGGACCAGTGGACCGGCGCGCTGATGAACACCGCCGCGTTCCAGTGGATCGCCGCGCAGCTCCAGAGCCTGTCGGACTGGTTCGGCTCGATCGGCGGCTGGACCGGCATGGCGTCGGCCGCCTGGGACGGCATCGTCGCCATCTTCCGCACCGCCATCAACGGCCTGATCGACATGCTCAACAAGATTCCGGGCGTCGAGATCGATGCGGCCTTTGGCGACATGCCCAAGGCCCCCGAGATCCCGGGCATTCAAGCATCGGTAGTGCCTGCAGGCGTCCCGCAAGGGGCCGAGCTGCTGACACGGCCTGCAGCGACCACGGGCAGCCTTTCACCCTCCCGGCCGGAAGCCGTGCCCCGGGGCGGCTTGCTGACCAGCATCCAGAACAACACCAACCAGAATTCCAACGGCAACAAGGTGGGCAACGTGAACATCTACACCAGCAAACCCATGACCCCTCTGGAGATGGAAGGGATGATGAACATGGCGATCGGCGGATGAGTGTCTATATCGATCTGCTGATCGAGGACAACGACCTGGTGCTCGATCCCTCCCGTCAGCCTGAGCCGGTCGAAGACCGCGCCTGCATCGCCCAGGACATCGCGCACATGATCCGCGACAGCGGCCTGCTGGTCACCCTGGTGGCCGAGCGTGACCGCCTGCGGCAGCGCGACTGCATCCAGCAATTGGAGCTGCTGGTGGAAACCGACCTGCGCCTGGTACCGGGCACCGCATCGATCACCCAGGTTGAGCCGGGGCAGTACCTGGTCACGGCGACCACCCTTGAGTTCGGCTCGATCGAGGTGACCCTGTGAGCGACGTCGATTTCAAGCAGGCCCTGACCGACGCCGGCATTCCGACCACCGAGGCCGGTCTGCGCCAGGCGTGGGAAAAGGAAGTGGCCGCCCAGGGTAGCAAGGTGGCCAACACCAGCGCCTATTCGCCGTTCTGGCGGGTCATCACCGCGCTGGTGACCAAGCCGGTGCTGTGGATCCTCGATTTTTTCGTGGCCACGGTACTGCCGAACTTCTTCGTCAAGACCGCCAAAGCGGCCTGGCTGGACATGCTGGCCTGGGCGGTCAACGTCGAGCGCAAGGGGGCAACCCGCGCCGCTGGCGTGCTGCTGTTCACCCGCACCGCACCGGGCGGGGCCTTCACGGTGCCGATCGGCACCCTGGTGCAGTCCGCCGCGATCAATGGCCACGTCTACCAGTTGCGCACCACGGCCGCCGGCGAATTTGCCGATGGGCTGATGCAGCTGGAAATCCCGGTCGAGGCGATCGAGGCCGGTTCCGGCTTCAACCTGGCCCCGGGGTACTACGCGATTTTGCCGGTACCGGTGCCAGGCATTGCTCAAGTGGTCAACGCGGACGGCTGGCTGACCACGCCCGGATCGGACCCCGAGCCCGACGACGAGCTGCGCCTGCGCACCCGTAACCAGTTCTCGGCGGTCAACCAGTGGCACACTGACGCGGTCTATCGCGCCCTGATCTCGGCGTTCCCGGGCGTGCGTCCGGACGGCGTGTATTTCGAGCACGGCGCGCCACGCGGCCCAGGCAGCGCCAATGCCTTCGTGCTGTTCGACGCCGGCGTCCCGGCCGAGGCGTTCCTGGAGCAGATCAACGCGCACATTCGCGACCAGGGCAACCATGGCCACGGCGATGACCTGCAGGTGATGGTCATGCCGGAAACCTTTCACGCGCTGCAGCTGCAGATCTGGCCGCGCACAACCCTGACCGCCGAACAGCGGTTGAACCTGGAACAGCAGGTCGAGCAGTTCGTGCGGGCAGCGTTTCGCGAGAGCACCACCAGCGACTACCAGCCGACCCTGACCCTGCCGCAGTCGCGCTTCTCGTTCAGCCGCCTGAGCGAAGAGCTGCACCAGCAGTTCGCCGGCATCGAGTCGCTGGACTTCGAAAACGCCGACATCCTGTCCGAGCTGAACATTCCCCGGATCCAGAGCCTGGAGATCGTTCTGCATGATTAAGCTCGGTTTGCCGTTCTGGCTCGAAGGCAAGGAGCTGACCAAGCTCAAGGCCGCCGCCCAGGGCTGGTGGGAAACGGTAGAGGGCTGGCTGCGCTGGCCCTTGATGCAGATGGACGCGGACACCTGCCACCTGGTGGTGCTCGATCTGCTGGCCTGGCAGCGGGACATCACCCGCTTCAAGAACGAGCCCGAAAGCCTGTACCGCCTGCGGGTCAAGTATGCCTTCATCAACGCAGTCGACGCGGGCAGCACAGCCGGGATGAAACGCATCCTGGAGCGCCTGGGCGTGGGCTACGTGGAGATCGAGGAGCGCATGCCCGGCCGCGACTGGGACGTGGTGCTGCTGCGTTTTTCCGACTCCCAGCTTTCCAAAAACCCCGAACTGCTGCGCGTGCTGATTCAGCAGTACGGCCGCACCTGCCGCCGCTATGACTTCGTGACCCTGACCCCCGTAACGCTTGGGGCCGGCTTGGTCGAGTTCAACGACGACCAGCAGACGCTGGTCGCCACTTTGTAGGAGCCCCCATGGGAGCCAGTATCACCCTCGCCGGCGAAAGCCTGATCGCCCAGAAGATCGTCGCGAAAAAGCCGCTCAACATCGTGCGGTTCATTTTTGCCAATGTGCCCGGTCTGGACCCGGCGCTGCCGGTCGACCGCGCCGCCGGCAAGCCGCCTGCAGGTCAGATCGTCTACATGCACGACATCGCCATCGACAGCGCGGGCTATGTGAACCCCAATCAGGTGGTCTACAGCGCGCAGCTGGGATCCGACCAGGGCGATTGGGATTTCAACTGGATCGGCCTGGAGACGGACGAAGGCATCCTGTTTGCGGTGGCCACCGTCGCCCTGCAGGAGAAGCGCCGCAATATTCCGCCGCTGCAGATCGGCAACAACCTGACCCGCAACTTCCTGGTGGCCTTTGACGGTGCCCAGGCGCTGACCGGCATCACGATCGATGCCAGCACCTGGCAGCATGATTTCACCATCCGCCTGGCCGGCATCGATGAGCGCGAACGCCTGAGCAACCGCGACATGTTTGGCCGCGCCTGTTTCTTCGGCAGCGCGCTGCAGCTGGAGAAGGTCGGCAGCGTGTACCAGTTGAAACCGGGCGTTGCCTACGTCGAAGGCATCCGCCTGATGCGGTCGGCCGTGCTGCCGGTCGCGCCGGCGGGCTTTCCGACTACCGCCTGGCTGGATGTCGCCCTGCAGCGCGAGCTGAACGACGTGGTGGCCAGCTGGCAGATCGTGTTCGAGGCCGAGCGCCAGGACTACGTCGACAGCCTGGGCGTGCGTCACTACTGCGTGCCGCTCGCGAATCTGGTGACAGCCACCAGCATTGTCGACCGCCGCACGGTCGAGCCGATCGATAGCCCACTGGTCAGCTACTTCGCGTCCCGGGCGTTCGTGCGTGACGAGATCAACAAGCTCGACGGCAAGCAGTCGGTCGTGGTGGCGACCACTGGCCCCATCGGCCTCAATGGCTCGCAGCGAATCGACGGGATAGCGGTCGGCTATGGCGATCGGGTTCTGGTAAAGGACCAGGCAGACGCGGCACAAAACGGTGTGTACATCGTTGCCGGTGGCAACTGGACGCGGGCCGCCGACGCCGACGTCAGCCTGGAAGTGACGCCGGGGATGCTGGTTCCGGTCGAGCAGGGCGCAGTTAATGGCGACAGCCTCTGGCAGCTGGCTACGGACGGCCCGATCAACCTAGGCGTCACCGCGCTGCAGTTCGAGGTCGCGTCCGGTCCGGCCGGCATCGCCGCTGGCACCTACCGCAGCGTCACGGTCGACAAGCGCGGCCGCGTGATCGGCGGCACCAACCCAAGCACGCTGGCCGGCGCGGGCATTACGGACGCGCTGACGACGCTGCAAACCCTGCAGATGCTTCCGTTCCGCGCGCACAAGGTGTTCGCCGTGCCTGGGGTGTTTTCCTGGACCGTACCAGAAGGCGTCTACCGGGTTTTCGCCAAGGTCATCGGCGCCGGTGGCGGCGGGCGCAACAGCTCCGTGTTCGGTGGTGGCGGTGGTGGTGGCGGCGTGGCCGAAGGCGTGGTCAACGTCACCCCTGGGCAAGTGATCTCCATCACCGTGGGGGCCGGCGGCGCGGGTGCGTGGTTTGACGTGACCAATGGCGTCGGCGGCACCGGTGGTTCATCGGCGTTCGGTCCGTACATGTCGGCCACCGGCGGCAGCAGCGGCCAGACCAGCGGGCAGGGCGGTTACTCCGGTGTCGGCACCGGCGGCGACCTGAACTATGGGCTGGGCGACGGCCACGCGGGCTATCGCGTCAGCACCACGTCCCCGGCGGTCGCCGGTTCCGGCGGCGGTCCCGGCGGCGCAGGCGTGGCGGTGACGGCATCCAGCGTGAGCAGCGGCGCGCTGCGAACCGGCCGTGGGCCGGGCGGCGGCGGTGGTGGCCGGATGGACAACGGCGGTTATGCAGGCGACGGCGCACCTGGTGCCGTCACTATTCTGTACTGAGGGATCCTCACATGTGGGCACGCATTGAAAACGGCACCGTGGCCGAACTCACGGACATTGACCCGGCTGGGCGCTTTCACCCGTCCATGATCTGGATGGCCTGCAGCAAGAGCGTTCGTCCAGGCTGGATGCTGGTCAATGGCAAGTTGCAGCCGCCGGGCGAGCTACTGCCGCAGCTGCATGAGCGAAAACTGCAGGAGATCGATCGGGCCTGCGAAGCGGTGATCATCGCCGGCTTCTCGTCGTCTGCGCTCGGCACACCGCATGCCTACAGCAGCGAGATTCATGACCAGCTGAACCTGACAGGCGCAGTGCAGACGGGGCTGGACCTGCCGCACCCTTGCCGCAACGAGGACGGCACCAGGGAATTCCTGATGCACACCAGCGCGCAGCTGCAGGAGGTCGGGCGGGATCTGGCCGTGTACAAGGTCAAGCTGCTGGAATACGCGCATCTGCTCAAGCACAAGCTGGACCTGGCCCTGGCCGCCGAGGACCAGGCCACCATGGAAGCCGTGGTCTGGGGCGAGCAGCCATGAACTGGACCCCCGTGGCCATGCGCTGGCCTGAACAGTCCACAAAGTGGATGGACGACCTGGCCGGTGTCCAGGACATGGCCACCGCTGAGCTGGGCAAGACGGCGGAGCGCGTTACAGGGCTGGTCAATCTGGTCAAGATCGATGCCAGCCAACTGGGCGCGCTGGCCAAGACGGCGGCGGACAAGAGTCTGGCCGCGCTCGATGCGCAGTTTGGCGAGGTGCCGCGCTGCATCACCGTGACGCCGTTTCAAAGCGGCGTCGGCCAGGGCAAGGGCAGTCAACGCTTCCTGTCCGCGCCCAACTTGCTGCAGCGGCTGGCCGACAAGCTGCAGGACGGCAACGACGGCAACCTGCCGACCGGCGAGCAGCATGCGCTGGTGATACTGTTCCTGGGCACGCGGTATGACGGTCTGGCCAACAGCCTGGCCAAGTTCAACGCGCTGCTGCCGATCGCCGATCTGCAGAAGGCCGAACGCCGCGCCGGCAACCTGTTCACCCTGGAGGCCGAGAAGTGGACCTTGCCAACCGCCGGCACGCTGCCGCGCTGGTCGGACCTGCCGCTGGAGCGCTGCACCCTGGTGAAGGACGCCAAACAAGCCATCAGCAGCCAGGTGGCCCGGTTGGAAAGCTACGCGGCCGACAGCTCGCCGCTGAGCGATCTGGCCGCGATGGCCCAGCGCAAAGCCGACCAGGCGGCGGGCCAGGCCGGCAACCTGACGGCGCTCAAGGAACTGCTGGCCAACGGCACGCCCGACGCCACGATGCAGGCCCGGTTGCTGGGTCCGGGCGACACTACCGAGCTGCGCAAGCAGCTGCTGGCCGGCGACGATTCGCCAGGCCATGAATGGGTGCTGTCTTCCGGCGTCATGCTGGTGGGTTCGCTGCAGGGACTCGCGTTCGTGCGCGAGCTGGTGGGCCTATGACGCTGTTACTCAACGGCCAGCAGATCCTCGGCAACCGCATGAAGGTCACGGCCAACCTGCGGATCGAGGCCGACGACATGGGCGGGCAGACGTCCGGTACCGAGAAGTCGCACAAGGGTTTCAAGCCCAAAACGCTGACGGTGGCCCTGACCATCCGCTACAAGGACAAGGCCGATTTGCGCACCCTGATGCGCCTGGCAGAAGGGACCGAGAAGGGCGGCCAGCTGACCACTTACCGGATCGTCAACGACACGGCCGAGGCCTTCGGCATCCGGCAGGTAACCTTTGCCGATGGCGTCAGCGCCCGGGAAGACGACAGCCTGGCGCAATGGATCATCCAGTTCACCCTGAGCGAAAAACTCTCCAACCCGGAAAAGGTCGAGAGCCGACGCGCCGGCAACGCCGTGACGTCGCAGTCTGCCCCAGGCGATGGTGTGGCCGGGTCTGGCAGCGCCGGCGGATCCGGCAGCGCGCCCCAGGAACTGACCGGCTTTGAGGCCGTGCTGAAGAAAGTGGACACCTACCTGGGCGAACCGGCATGAGCATGAAACTGCACAAGGTGCTGACCATCGACGGCGCGGTCGTTTCCCTGGTGAACGATGATGTTCGCCTGGATCTCAAGAGCCCGGGGCGGGCGACCTTCACGGTGCAGGCCGGCGCGCAGGTCAAAGGCCTGGTCACGCTGGACATCGGTTACAACGAGTCCGCGCTGCAACGGCACTTCATTGGCTACGTCGAACGCTGCACCGCGGCTAATGGCATCGAGCAGGTGGTGTACTGCCGCGAGCTGGCCGCTGTACTGGCCGGCAAGCTGCCGATGAACCTGCGGCACGTCGACATGCGGGCGGTGCTGGCCGACGTGAGCAGCAAGACCGGCCTGCGTTTCCGTGTGCCCGATCGGGATTACACGCGGGCCAAGGCCCCGTTCTTCTACAGCCTGGCCTCCGGCACGCTGGCCATGGACAGCCTGGCCAAGGTCTTCGGTATCGACGACTTCATCTGGCAGCAGCAGGGCGACGGCGAGGTGTTCGCCGGATCCTGGGCTGACAGCTTTTTCGGCGCACGCGCGCCGCTGCAACTCCCGGTAAGCCTGTTCGACGGTTACCAGGGCAACCAGAGCGCAATGATCGCGGCCCTGCCAGGCCTGCGTCCGGGCGCAACAATCAACCAAGGGGAGCGCATCACCAGCGTGACGCTCGCCGGCACACAGATGGCGATCAAATGGACGAGTCAATAAAGCGCAGCGTAGAGCGTCAATTCCCCGAGCTGACTGGCGGCTACCACCTGCCGCGTTTTGCCCGGGTGGTGGGAGTGGCCGACGCGCCGGCGGGTGCCGGGCTGTGTGACGACTTCCGGCCGCGCTACGCGGTCGACATCGAAGTGCTGACCCCAGACGGCGAGTCCGATCCGGACATGCCGATCCTGTCGGGCGTGCCGCTGCCGCTGGCCAATGGCGGGGAAGAAATGGGCATGTACGGGTTTCCGGAAGAGGGCACCCGCGTGGTGGTCTGTTTCGCCTACGGCCTGCCGAGCAGCCCCTATATCCAGACGATCCTGCCGCACGGTCTGAGCCTGCCCAGGGTGCCAAAGGGCGACCAGGTGTGGCAGCACAGTGACGCGGTACAACAGCGCGTCGACGCGGACGGCAACTGGACCAGGAGCACCGATGGCAAGATCCGCGACGAAGCGATCGAGCGCGAAGTGCAGGCCCTGGGCAATCGCGAGCAGTTTCAGAGCCACACGCAGGACGTCGAGCATCACTCGACCGAGACGGTGGGGGGAGTCAAGAAGATCGAAGCCCTGGGCGCGCTCAAGCTGCTGTCAGGCGGCACTGCGAGCCTGGCGGCAGTGGATGACCTGCACCAGGCGACCGGTCGCGACTACAACCTTGTGGTCAGCAAGAAGTACAACGCGGCGGTCGGTGGGGATATGCATGAACGCATTCAGGGGCTGCGCGAAAGCGTAGCTGGTATTAGCCAACAGTTAAGCGCGCCAAAAAGTCATGTTGGCTCGAAAAACGTCAATATATTTCGAGTGGTTTGCGACACACTGGATCTGATTCAGCAGATTGCCACTGAGCTAGCAGCGCATACACATGGGCCTTCGCCGATTCCTACTCAAGCGGCTGCATTCAGCAGCGACGCTACGAAAGCTGGGCTGCTGTCCGCAGAGTTGGGGTCGGTCACCCTTTAATCTTGATCAACGTGCTGGGCAACGAATTTGAAGCTGTCGCAGTACCAGCTAACGTCAGTGAGTTTTCTTATTTGCTCGATGTCAGACGCTAAATACTTCATGCGATCGTTTGTTACGAAGAATATGGTCACAATTACAGTAAATGCGGTTCCTATAAGTCCCAGCAAGAAACCTTTAAAAGAGCATACATGGAATTTGATGGCTTCTATGGATAACTCTATGTTAGGCGGGCCGCTTGCAGGCATGAAGCTCAAAGGATAGATTACACCGGAGAAAAATATTATTAGCACCAGTAGGAGCGCTAAGGATATCAGTCGCGGAGACTCCGGGTTTCCTTCGATAGATTCCAAAAAAATAGCACTTTCACGAGCGTGATGCCGAGCTTCCCGGTAGCTCGCCCCCAGGCCTTCTCTCGTCTTGCCTAAGGCGTCCCAAGGCGCCGGCATCGAACTCTGAAAAGAGCTATGGATGCTTTTTTGATTGGTGTTCGCTATCGTTAGCGAACGCATCATGTTGGAAATAGTTGGAAATGCTAGATTCTGATCGCCTTCTTTGGCTCTTTCAGCATGCTCTTTTTGTCTTCGTTTGTACGTGTTTTCATTTGCTATGGAGCGGGCTATATGACGGAGTTCGCTCATGATGTCGTTCCGGTCTGTGTATCTCGAAAATTTGCCTTCTTTGATGAAGTCATCAAGAAAATCATCAGGTATAAGCTCTGCATCTTCGATATCCGGATACGTATCGTCTACCCGCTGATGGAAGTCCCTGTATTCGCTTTCGTTCCAGCCGTCGTTTAGCCATTTGACGTTAAAGCTATTGGCAGTTTCGGATATGCGTCGCGCCTGATTGACCAGTTGTTTTATTCTGTTGCTTTTCTCGATAAACAAAGATTGGTGGGAAAAGATTTTGGTGATGATGAATGCGCCAAAAATACCGACTATCGCTGCGGCTGATTGAGATAAGGAACTAAAAAACCAATTCCAGTCTTGAGTCATGAAAAAATACCTCGTTGTTCTAACTGCGCTCAGATTTCCATAGCCCGAATGGCGGCGTTAATAGATCAGGTCTAGATCACAAATCTGGCTAATTTTTTTGCGTCAATGATAATGGATTCGACTCTTGGCTCAAGTAAATAATTACCATGCATGATGTTAAACTGGAAGCGATATTCCTTCTCTTTGGCGAATGGCTCTGGTGGCTTTATAAATGCCATGGATTCCATCTTCTCCAAAAACTGAGAAAGCGTATCATTATTCGCTTCGCTGATGTGAAGTTCTCTGGGAACGTACATCACCTCGCTCCATATACAGTTGATGCTTAATTTATCTATGTCTAAGCCGCCCGGTAGTCCCTCTGGCAATATAGGCTTGCCTGATCGATACTCAGCTTTTAAAGTTTCCAACAAGATTTTAGCGGTTTCAATGCAAAATTCTTTGGCTTGAGTCTTGGCAATGCCCCAGCAGTCGTCGTAACCGCTGAATATGGTTTGGCATTCTGAAAGGCTTTCTACAGCCGACATGCAGAACACGAAGCAATTGGGGCTCTCTCTAAAGATGCGGATTACAGTATCTTTCATCTTTACGTGTTCTGGGCCGTCTCTCACGAAATCGATCTTGTCTAGCCAAGCTGTCATGTTGCCTGGGTAATAATGCGGCTCAACACTTCCTATCTGCAATCCTGCATTCAGAGTATCAAACCAGTAGGTGCTTACTCGAACCTCACCATCTAATTTGACGGTAAAACTGTATTGGCCTTCCCCTTTGTCGGCGATCTCTTGGTTTTCAGTGGCTCTGTAATAGGCAAGAGTTCCGAGTCTTAGAGTTCCATTCCTGATGTGATGCCTTTTTGCGCAGCTCTTGCCCAGTAGCATGCAGTACTCCATTTCCATATTAAATGCTGCAGATCAATGTCTAGTTGGTAGTGTCCTGCAACGCAATGACCTGTTCACAAAGATTTTATCTGGGCTAGTCGGGCTTCAGCCGCGCTCTCAAAGCCGATGTATAAAGATTCAGTTATTTGCCTGGGAAAGGTGGCCATCTCAAGACCAAGTACAAAACCTTCTGCTCGTTCAAGAGCCATCCGCGTCGCCTGTTCAGTGTCAGCGACCTCCAGATTGGCCAGTAGTCGCAGTACCTGAGTCCGCACCTGTTCAGGCATGACCATGGTCGTTAAATCCACACAGCGCGTTCCAGACATCGACCTGGTCCCTTCAGCACACAGAGCACCGAGCATATCGCAATCAGGAAAGTACTTCCTGGCAAAAAAAATCTGTCTGGAAATCACTTATCCCCCTCCCGCCGACGGGCTTTGTGTCCCTTTTTTGTGCAAGCGAGCGGTGGGGTGCAAACAGGGCTCCAGGCCAAGCCCGCCGTGGGCTTTCATAGGTGATCGGCCGTTGCACAGAGTGCAAAGTTTTGCAGAGAAATGTCATGCGGTTGCACAGCGCTATCTGGAGCCACTGCAGGGCACCAGTTCCCGGTAGCCCCGGCCCGCTTGAGCGAACAATCGGAAAACCCTCACTACAGCCAGTTTTCACAATCCGCCCAGCTCTCAAAAACACGCACCAAGACGCACACAGTTGACACACGTCAGCATCATGAACGCTAGGCAGGCCGTGGGCTGGAGCGTGATTCTCCGTGCGTGGAGCTTTGCACAGGCCTTCACTACCTGGAACGGGCTTTTTACGCGGATTAGGTGGCCCGACCGATCTGTTTTCCAGATGGCAGCAGGTGGCCATTTTCAGTTGAGGGCTGGGGAAAAGGTAATTTTGGTAATCGGGGTGGGGGATCGGGCTGGAGCCCTTGTGTTCCGGGTCTTTGAGCAATTACCAGAAAAGGTAATTTACGGTAAGGGTAAAGGTAATTTTTCTGTAACCCCTTGATTTTAAAGGGCTGCAGCAATGCCGGTTCTGACCATGGCAAAAGGTAATTGGCTAACCATCAAATTACCATATTATTACCTTTAACTATCTACTCTAACCCTATGATTTTAAAGGCTTTCCGGCTGTCTCAAAAATGAAATTACCAAAATTACCTTTTTCCCATGGGTCAACATAAATCAGGTCAGAGCACTCAGGAGGGGGAGCGTGACCCGACGCACAGGCTGCCGCTTACGCATGCGCTTGTTACGTCCGTTGTTACGTGTGAGGCAAAAACAAAGGGCCTGCATCGCTGCAAGCCCTTGTTTTGTATGGTGCCGGCACCAGGAGTCGAACCCGGGACCTACTGATTACAAGTCAGTTGCTCTACCAACTGAGCTATACCGGCGTGTGGGCGACGATTATAGCGATTGGGCGGGTTCTGTAAACCCCTGAATTCTGACTATTTTTACGCAGGCCGTGGCTCGGCGGGGCGGCGGAGCTTGCGTGCGGGCATCAATCGACGCACGGCCAGCGAAAATGCTGCCCTGACGGCGTTAAAACCAACCGTTATGTCGGTTTGTTTTGGCGCTTATGCACAATGGGAAGGAAGCGCCGAACGGAATCTTTCCTTTTTGTGACACTTTTCTCGTTTGCTCGCAAATCCCTGTTTTCATGGTTTTTTATCCATGTGAACAAAAAATGACCAGCTTACAAATACTCAAAAAATCAGGACCTACTTAGATCCAGGCTTATTTCATCAACAGACTTATCCACAGGCTGTACGGCGGGGACGACGCTCTGCCAAGAGCAACAGATTTCGTGGGGTAAGAGGTGCTTCGCAGAAGATACCGAGGCGTACGTGATAACCGCTCTGGCAGAGGAAAAGTGCCCGGTCCAGCGCCAGCCAAAGCTCCAACGGCCGTCGGAAAAGGCCTCGCACCAGTTCCAGGTTGCGCACCTCGGCCAGGCGTTTATAACCCGCAGCCTCCAATTGCTCCCAATCGGGGGAACCGACTATGGATAAATTCTTCAGGGCCGCCAGCTCGGTGCAGTATTGGGCGAACGGTTTTTCCAGCCAGGCGCTGGGTAATGACGGTGTGGGCAGGTAGTCGTCGCTGTGGCGGATTTGCCTTTGCAGCAGGTCGAAGGCCAGGCGCCGGGCCATGGATTTGTCCCGTTGCCGTCGGACGCGCGCGCCGGCGGTGACGGTTTCGCTCAGTGGCAGGCCAAGGTCGTCCAGCGACAGTTGCAGGCGGGATTGGCTGGCCGCATCGGACAGCGGTTGATACTGCGCCGTGCTGATGCGGTTGTAGCAGCACGGCGCGATAGCCATTTGTGCGCAGCCGGCGATACTCGCCAGGTGCATGAGCCGCACATGCAGGTCGCCGCAGGCGTGGAGGGCTACCGGGGTGTGTTTCGGTTGGACCGCCTGGGCCGCGTCCGTCGCCATCACGTCTTGCTGCAGGTGCACGGCGGGCAGGTTGTGGCGCTGGCTCAGTTGCTGGCCGGCGGCGACCAGCATGGGGTCGTATTCCAGGCAGGTCAGGTGCTGATCGTCGTGCAATAACCGTCGACCCAGGTGGCCTTTCCCGGCGCACCAGTCGAGCCAGTGGGTCGGTTTGGTGGTGAAGTTCAGGCGGCTGGCGAAGGCCTCGATCTGCTGCCATTTGCGCCCGGGTACGTCGACGTTGAGGCGATGAGTTGACGCTTTCAGCGGGCTGGCGGGCAGCTCGGCGACAGCGCTCAATGCGCGGGCGGTAGCGGCCCATTGCGCAAACGGCGCGGGCGCGTCTTCAATCAACCACGGCTGGTGATGGTCGTTTTCCGCCGCTTGCAGCGAACGCTGGCGTAGCCATTGGGCCAATTCGGGGTGGGAAGTTTCCCAAGGTAGCTGCAGATGAGTGAAGGGGCGGGGCTTCCATAGTGCCTGGTGCTCTGTGAGAAAAGCATCCAGGGCCATGAAACGGGCGAGCAATGCTTCGCCCGTCAGCACCTCGCTCTCAGCGCCCTTGGCAGGCATCGACGCGCAACCAGCGTTCCAGTTGCTTGAAGCCTTGTACCAGGACGAAGGACATCACCAGGTAGAACATGCCGGCCGCGAAGAAGATTTCTACCGGCAGGTAGGTCCGGGCAATGATCGTTCGGGCCATGCCGGTGAGTTCCAGCAGGGTCACGGTGCTCGCCAGGGCGCTGGCCTTGAGCATCAGGATCACTT